ACTGTAAGAAATGCAATCAAACCTTATCTCGCACTTATTGAAAAGATACACACCAGAAAAACCATCACAGAAATATTACAAATGGAAGATAGTGGTCTCAGGTACAAATATTTCCCAAAAGACCATACTGAAGAAAAGATTGAGTTTGAACAGGATAAATGGGAAGTTGAGAATGGTGCAATGACAATAAACGAATACAGAAAAAAGAAAGGTAAAGAAACTGTTGAATGGGGAGATGAACCATTAAAGAAACCTGGCCAAGAAACTTCATTCAACTTTGGCGGTAATCCCATGAATCCAGAAGATAATCCCCCCAAAGATAAAGATACCCCTAAACCCAAAGAACCAGATAAAAATGATAAATTTCATAAATTCTTAGAACTTGACCCTGGGGATGATGTGATAAACAAAGCAGAAGATTATTCAGACTTTTTATTAAGAACATTTGATAATTTTGAGAGGAAAGTCTTGCATGCGGCAGATGAACTTCAACTTGAAAAATCTTATACTACTAAATTCTTTGGTGGGTTTCTCAAGAGCTTATTTAACTCTGTCAATACTGTTGCCTTTGCTGCAAATGTTAAAAAATTCCTCAAAACAGATTTAGTTGCAGGGTTAGTATCTGCTGAGAATGAATTGGGTGTTGACATTGGGTTTACCGAAGCATATCAAGACAAACTTAACTTATTACAACAACAACAAATCAACGGTTATAATATTAATGGTAAACCCTGGATGGGCATTAAAGGGGTAAGTAAAGACATTCAACAGAAAGTCATATCTGTTGTTCAGGCAGATATTAATGAACATAAAAGTTTAAGTGAAGTCAAAGATGACATTAAAGGAGTATTTGATGGTTTCTCTGAATGGAGAGCGAACATGATTGGTCGTACTGAGACAAATAGAACGTTAAACTCTGCCAAATTATTAGGATATAAAGAATCCGGCTTAACAGGAAAAAAGGTATGGAAAACCGCATTTGACGATAGAACTTCAGATATATGTAAACGACTAAGTAACCAAGAACAGGATTTAGATGATGAGTTCATAGACCCTGGAACAATGAAAACATATCCCCACCCCCCAGGGCATCCATCTTGCAGAAGTTCCTTAGCGTTCCACCCAAAATGAAGTTGTATTTAAATAAACTAAAGTAAAAGGTAATAACAATGGAAAGAAAAATAAAGTTATGGATGCCAGTAACCAAGAACACCACCACAGGAGAGTATCAGGCTATTCTTTCAGATACTTCTTTGGATAGAGACGATGAAATGATGGCAAAGGAATTAATACATGACTTTGCTAGTTGTAAATCTTTGAAGGCGTTAGCTAATCATGATAATAAGATGCAGTCCTGGGTTGGCGGTTGGAATAATTTAGCTGCCATTAATAAAGGAAATCATACTGCATTAACAGCTAATCCCTGGTTTTTCTCAAAAGAAGCTAACCCATTAGCAGCTCAAATTGAGAAGCAAGTAGATGAAGCTATCGCTAAAGGTGAAAATCCAGGCATTTCAATAGGTGCAATAATTTATGACTCAGAAATGAGAGATTTAGACCATAAACAAATCAGAACATATACCAAAGGAGAAATCTTAGAGGCTACTTGGGTTCCGATACAATCCAACCGTAATGCAAGTTATGGTATGGTAGCGAAAAGGTTTGGCATAGCATTTAATGGAGGACAAAAAATGACAAGTTTCACACAGAAAGATATTGATACTGCTGTTGAAAAGAAGGAAGCAGAATATACTGAAAAGGTTTCCGAACTTGAAACACAGTTGAAGAAAGCACAAGATGAATTAACAAAAACAAAAGAACAGCTCAAAAAAGAAGAAGAGTTAGAAGATGAGCTTGACAAAGAGAAAGAGAAAGTTGAGGAAAGTGAAAAGAAAGTAAAACAACTCGAAACTGACCTAGCAACAGAAAAGAAGCAATCTCTTGAGAAAGCTGCATTAGTTTCAAAAGAAGAAGATGCTGGTGATGGTAATGGCAAAGATAAAGGCAAACCTTCTGATGAAGAGACTGAGAAAGCAATAAAAGCAGGTAAACTTCCAATATTCACGAGTTAAGAGGTAACACAATGAACGCAATATTCAAAAGTTATGAGGACAATTTCAGTATAGAAACTTGTAAATCAAGGTTTGACGCTGGAAATATCGGCAAAGATGGGTTCGGTGGATTTTCAAAAGAGTATTACAATCCATGGAACAAAGTCGATAAGAGAATTGACATCGCTAAAGTTTCAATTGACTCTCAAACAGGTGGTGCAGGGACAGCAGGAACAGCATTAGTTCCGGTATATCCAGACCCTTCTATTTGGGACAGAACAATCAGACAAACTCCTTTCAGGAATCTTACACCCCGAAGAGCAGTTAAAGGTTTGACGTATGATTACATCCCATTAACAGCTAAAGGTGGAGCAGAATGGGCAGCAGAGAATGCAGCGGTCTCAATCCAGACAGATTCTTACGAGAGAGTAAGTGTCGCAATAAAGTTCTTGTATGCTAAAGGTAGCATTTCAGGTCCCGCAATTGCAGGTATGAGGGGGTTTATTGACCCAACGCAACTTGACCTTGGTGTAAAGACAGTTAGCATATACGAAGCTGAAGAAGACGCATTAATTAATGGTGATTCTTCAACATACGTTAATGAACCTGATGGAATGATTCAACAAATAACGACAAATACAACTAATAGGGCTGGTGGTTATCCAACAATCCCTTTGATTAGAGCAGAATTTGCTACTACATTTAACGCTAAAGGTTTAGTTACATTAGCGATAACTGATGCAAGTACTCACAATTACGTCAAAGGTTTATTGATGGATTTACAGCGAACAATCACCCCTGACACGATGTTTGGTATTCCTGACGCATTTGTACTTGATGGTGTAACATTCATCAGAGACATTTTCATGCCACAGGGAGCTAGTGCAAAAAGAATATTGTTCCTTGATATGAGATACATATTCTTTGCAGTACTTCAGGACCTCACCTATGAGGAAAAATACACTGACGCAGATGGCTATGTCTATATGCTGAAAGAGTATTTAACCATTGCTAATACATTTGAAGCAGCAAGTTCCCAGATGTACGGAATTGCATAAGGAGGAAAAAATGACCGCAATAATAGAAACATTCAGAAAAATAGGATGGTCTGGTGATTTAAAGATTATTTCAATCCAAACCACTGCAGCAGCAGCAACAGGTTTCACAATTGACTTCAATTCAGATGTAACCGATGGAAAAGGTATGGTCTTTGAAGAACTATTGAATATGATTGTTCAGGATGATGCTGGATTATCTACTATCACTGATAGTTCATTTGACCCTGCAACTGGGATATTCACACTTGGGACTGTTTCAACCGGAATACATAACCTAACCTTTATTGGTTATTAATTTATTTTTTATTTTTACTTTTACATTTTAAAGTGATTACTGTATCATGTGGCCTGGGACCGCATGATGAAACGTGCCTATAAGATTATAGGTAGCGAAACAACTCCCAGGGAGACAAAAAATGGGAAATGGATTTAGAGGAGCAAATGGACAACCAGCAGCATCTCCTTACACAAATGGGCCTTACAATTTTAGTGAAGATATTACATTTCAAGGCACAGTTAATGCAGTAGGAAATGGTGGAACTATTTATTATGTAGATAGTAGTTTATCTGCATCAAATGGTGGTGGTTCTTGGGCAGACGCATTTATCACAATCGCAGAAGCAGTTGCTGCATCATTAGCAGCAGGCGGAACTTATGATACAATTTTTGTAAGAGGAAATGAAATAGATGAAACAAGCGATTACGCAGAATCAGTTACAGTAACTGCTGCACAAGTAGGATTAAGGATCATTGGAATGGGTAATAGTCCAGAAGGAGTACTGTGGACAGTTGGAACAGCAGAAGGAACTATCTTAAATGTTGCAGCCAAAGATTTCTATGTATCTGGATTTAGATTCAGACCAAATGGAGCAACTTCTGGAAAGGCTGTTGATTTGGCAGTTACAGCACTGGGTTCAACAATAGAAAACTGTATCTTTAGAAGCACAACTGAAACAGCTTTATATGGGATATATTTGGAAAGTACTCCTGATGTAACAATTAGAGATTGTAAATTTACAAGTATAGCGACAGCAATTTATGGTAATGCAGCTGTAAAAACGGTATATAGGTTAAGAGTTTTAGATTGTGATTTTGATGACAAAGTAGATACTGCAGGAATAAATATCTCTGGTAGAGCTTGTGTAATTAAACGTAATACATTTACAACTGATACAACTTTATTAATTGATACACGAAAAGGTGGAACCGGAGAAATGAATACAGTAAATGGTAATACTCTAATGTGTGGAACATCATACGCAGCAAATTGTGTTGGAGCAGCATCAGATTGTTGGATAGGTAATGATTGTAATAAATTATCTGAAGGTACAGAAACAGATGCTTCTGGAAGAACAATTAAAATACCAGCATAAAACTAATTTATTTTTTATTTTATTTTAATTTAACTTGAAACACTTGACGGAACAAGTATAAAAGCAAGGAGGAACAAATGGTAGACGCATTTAATAAATTAGATATGATGGGTGTGAATATGCACACTGCAAGGGCTTTAATGAATTATTCTTGGCCACAATATAAATCAGAGCAGCTCACAGTTACATTTGATGGTGCTACTACAAATGGTATTGGGGACTTAACAGGATCAAATAATCCTTATGTCATGTTTACTGTAACTGGTTTGGTAGAAGTATCAATAATCGCAATATGCACAACTGATTTAGCCAGTTCTGGTAGTGGTACTGTTGAAGTTGGAACTGACACATCTACTGCTGCATTGATAGCCTTAACAACTGCAACAGCCATTGATAAGAATGATATTTGGCATGATGCAGCTCCGGATGCAACTATTGAACTTACAAGCGTAATAAAAAGAAACCTTGTTAGCGAAGACATTGAACTGTTAGTTAAAACAGGTGATGTTTCTGCTGGAGTAATAGTTTTCATAGTAAAATGGGCACCCATAAGTTCAGATGGTTTAGTGGAGGCTGTATAAAATGAAATACAAAAATGTAACAAACAAGCTTATTCCAATAAAACTTAGCAATAAATGGTTAAATTTAGAACCAGGTGATGAGGCAGATTTACCTTTAGACATAAATCTCAGGAGAGAAGGTCTTGAACTTGTAGAGACTAAGAAAGTAGAAAAGGAAAAACCTCTTGAAAAACCCACTGAAGAACCAGAGGTTGGATTGTTAAAACCCAAATCAGAACCAAAATCAGAACCAAAAGAACAGGGTTTAGTTGGTAAAGCTATGGCAAAACTTCAAGATGTTAAAGAGGATTTACTTGATGATGGCAAATTCAACCATAGCAACAATCCAAAAAAGAAATCGCCTGGCAGAAAGAAGAAAGGAAAAAAACAATGAAACTGGAAATACTTTTAATTTTTGTATTTTTATTATTAGTACCTTTAACTATTTCTTACACCCCCAATTCCGATGGAAACTTCAGGGATGCTTATGGAATTTATAATGCAACTGAATTTGAAGCTGAAAATATCACTGCAACAAACATAAGTTCAACATATATCTATGAAGATGGAAGTAGAGTATTAACCTCCGCTTCAGACGTAAATTATTCATTATATAGTAATATAAGTTATTGGTGGGATAATGATGGAACCCCTTTATTTCGAAGCACAGATATTACTACTGTTGGCACACTAACTGATTTAATTATTAGTGGAGCATTAACATTAAACTCAGGTCTTAACTGGAGTTATTTAAAAGAATATCCTGTTGCGTGCAATACTGGATGGGTGATTAAGGGTTTAGGCGATAGTCCAACTTGCATTGATTTGATTAATAGAAGTACCAGTGCAACGAACTGGGCAAGTATGTCTGCTATTCAAGAACAATGGTTTTATGATAATAGCGACACATTAACTTTGAATGAAACCCAATTAAATGAAAGCATTGAAGCTTATGGATATTCAACTACTACTGGAACAGTCACAAGTGTAGCTACTGATGATACATATCTTACTGGTGGAGCAATTACTACCACAGGAACTATAACATTAAATGAAACTAAATTAAATGAGACTATTGATGCTCGGTCAGATTTCGATACTAAATGGAGCGTGGATGGTACATGGGTTTATAATAATTCTGGAGAGTTATCTTTTAATACTACTAGCGGTGATTCCAGGTATTACACTCAAACTGCTGCTGATTCTCAATTTATTGAAGATTCTTCTGAGGGTGACTTAAACGTAAATCACTCAGACACCACTACAACGTGGGATGGAGAAACCAGCCAAGGGGATTTAAACGTAAATGATAGCGATTATTTAGATGGTTTAGATAGTACTGCATTTATACTTACTACAGCAGAAGGTGATTTAAATGTTAATCATTCTGACACCACTACGACATGGGATGGTGAGACATCACAGGCAGACTTAAACGTAAATCACTCAGGCACTACCACAACGTGGGATGGTGAAACCAGCCAGGCAGACTTAAACGTAAACAGTTCTGATAATTGGGATAATTATAATGTAGCTTCTGATTTAAATGATAAAATAACTATTCAAGGGGAAAATATATCTGGGGGGACAATAGATTTTGCTAGATTACCATCATTAACAAATAAGATTTTATCTCACTGGGATAATATTACAAGCAAATTCATAACTGCTGTTGATGGCATTTATATTTATATGAGTGGGACAACTGCAACATTAAACGAAACTAAACTTAATAATACCATAGATGCAAGAAGTGATTATGACACAAAATGGTCTGTTGATGGGACATGGGTATATAACAACTCAGGGGATTTAAGTTTTAATACAACAAGTGGGGATAATAGATATTATATCCAATCTACTGCTGATTCAACCTTTATAACCCAAGCTAGTGAAGGAGATTTAAACGTAAATCACTCAGATAGTACTACAACGTGGGATGGAGAAACCTCACAAGCTGATTTAAACGTAAATCACTCAGATACAACCACAACGTGGGATGGAGAAACCTCACAGGCTGATTTAAACGTAAATCATTCCGACACCACTACAACGTGGGATGGTGAGACTTCACAAGCTGATTTAAACGTAAATCATTCAGATACCACTACAACGTGGGATGGGGAAACGTCTCAGGCAGACCTCAACGTAAATCACTCAGATACCACAACTTCT